GGCGAGCACAAGCGGATGGTGTCGCGGCTGCTGCAGACCCGGGCGCACCTCATCATCTGTCTCCGGGCGGAAGAGAAGATCGACATGGTCAAGAACCGGGAGACAGGCAAGATGGAAGTGGTGCCGAAGGTCGGTCCCGCCGGGTTCCGCGGGTGGTTGCCGATCTGCGAGAAGAACTTGCCCTTCGAGTTCACCGTGTCCCTGCTCATGCTCGCGGACGCGCCAGGCTACCCGCACGCGATCAAACTGCAGGAGCAACACAAGCCGTTCTTCCCCCTCGAGCGCCCGATCAGCGAGGAGTCGGGCAAGCGGATCGCGGAGTGGGCATCGGGGACTAAGCCAGTCGCGCTGAACACCATCACGATGAATCAGGCGTTGGACCTGGAGACGTTGTGCAAGGACAACGGGATCCCGGTGGAGAACCTGATGCACGCGGCGGAGGTGCAACGCCTGCAGGACATTCCTGCCGCGGCGCACGCCCGGGCATTGAAGTGGGTGGATGCGGCCATCGCCAAGCGCCAACAGACGTGATCGTCCGGTTGACGGCGGAGGAGATCGAGTGGTGCCGCCTGCTGGGCGCCGCTCGCAACCTCGCCAACTTGTCAGCCGACGTCACCTCGAGGAAGAAGTCCCCGCAGTCCGACGAGGAGATCAACGTCGAGGGGGTGTACGGCGAGCTCGCACTGTCCTTCGCCTTCAACATTCCATCGATCGACACCACCATCGGCCCGCGCCGCGGCGGGTATGATCTCCTGATCCACGGCAGACCGTTCGACGTCAAGGCGACGCACTACGGGAACGGTCACTTGATCGCCGGATTGCGGGTGAACCCTGACGTTGATTTCTATGCGCTCGCACTCGTTCACGCGCTGCCCGATGTCAACTGCCCGAAGTGGGCAGCGAAGCCTGATTTGATCCAGCAGGAGAACCTCAAGGACTTCGGCTGGGGGCCGTGCTATGCATTGAAGCAGGACGATCCGCGAATGCATGATTGGAAGCAGGACATCGAGGGTCGCAAGCAGTTTATCGATGACATCATCAAATACGAAAGGTTGAAAGGCTATGAGTCCTACTGAGCAGATCAAGCAGATCACCGCCAACGTGCGCCACGAAATGGATCAGATCGATCAACTGCTGGGCGCGGGTCCGACGGTTCGCACCTGTCACTTCGGATACTACGGAGACACTCCGACGACGGCAGACGAGGTTCACAACCACGCGGATCTCTACTGGTGCTACGGGTGGCCGCAGGGCGGCAACATGAACGCGGTGTCCGCCGGGCAACGCGCGCAATCGCTGGGCATGAAGATCATGCTGGGGTGCTACGGCAGGGGCGATCAGGCGTCGCTCGAATACTTCTTCGGGCAATGTCAGGCGGGGGGCATCACGAACGATGTCATCGGTCTTTACCCTCAAGACGAACCCGACGTCGCGGGTATGACCGGGCCGGAAGTCACCGCGATGTGCCAGCGGGTGCGCGCCGCAGCGGCGAAGTATTGGCCCATCGTGCCGCCACTGTGCTGCATCTATGGCAACGAAGGTTATCCGGGGATCGCCAGCTTCGACGTGGTAGGACGGGACAACTATGGCAACGGAGTTCAGACCGTGCCGATCAGCGGCACTCAGCAATTGATGATCGTCCCCGGCGGTGCGGACGATTGGCGCGAAGAACCCTATCCCTTTGTCACTTACGCGCAGGACAACCCCGACGTATGGGCGGTGATCTGCTTCTACTGGGATCTCACCGGACAGAAACCGGGGGTGAAGACCAACGGCATGGCCGCTGCCTACATCCAAGCAGGACAGGCGTTGACGGGGCGCTCATAGCATTCTTGCAGATCTTTGCGGCGGTCGCCATCGTCCTCTTGGGATTACTGCTGATCGCCGCCCTTTCCTTCGCATGCGATTCTTTGTCGGACTACATCAGCCGGCGGACACGAAACACTTCGACGGATCCTTCGTCAGCGTCAACCGACTCCGCACCCGCAAGTCACCGCTCGAAATAGGGGACTGGATCATGGACAGCGGGGCGTTCACAACCATCGCCACGCACGGCGGCTATCCCTACCCGGTCAGCGAGTACGCCGAGCAGATCCGGAAGTGGAAGGGAAGCGGCAATCTGCTTGCAGCTGCGGCACAGGACTACATGTGCGAACCCGTCATGCTCGAGCGCACCGGTCTGACGGTGGCCGATCACCAGCGGCTCACGATCGAACGCTACGACGCGCTCTTGGCCGAGGACACCGGGGTCTACATCCTGCCGGTGCTCCAAGGCTACGAGCCGTCGGAATACGTCGAGCACATCCGCCAGTACGCTGACCGCCTCAAGCCGGGGATGTGGGTGGGGGTGGGGAGCGTGTGCAAGCGCAACGGCAACCCAAGCGCCATCGCCGCGGTGCTCTATTCGATAAAAAAGGAACGGCCCGACCTGTTGCTCCACGGGTTCGGGCTGAAGGCGACGGCGTTCGGTTCGTCGCTGATCACCAGGCTGCTCCACTCGGCGGACTCCATGGCGTGGTCATACGCCGCACGCCGCGAGGGGCGGAATCAGAACGATTGGCGGGAAGCCAAGAAATGGATATCGAGAGGGGACTTGCTATGAGCTCACGCGCCATCATCGAAGTGCATCTGGACGACAACGGCACCTTCACCTACAAACTGCGCGAGACGGATCTCTCGACCAAGGCGTACGCACAGTTGCTGGTCGCGCTCGCGACGGACATCGCGGAGATGTTCGAAACGGCGTCAGACCACAAGTTCAGGAAGGAGGACGTCTACGCCCAGATCATCCACTTCATGCAGGAGTCGTTCTATGACAACCCGCCGTCGACTAACTTGGGGATGCTCCAATGAAGGTCTTCTGGTACAGCATTTTAGGCTTTATGGGCGGCATCATCTTCGCGGTGGTGTTCTGGGCAATCGTCATTCCGATGTTGAACTGGATGCTTCGATAAGCCGCGGCGCCCCGTTCTCGAACTCCACGATGCGCTCGCGGATCGCCTTGATCCGCGGCGCCGCCTCTTGAAACCTCTCGTTCAATATCCGGAGCGTGGACTCGATTTCGCCGGGACCGGCACCCGCATCGCTCGTCTCCTGATACAGGCGTTGCGCCGCGAGCAGTTTAACCTGGGCAAGTGCCGAGTTCGTGTTCGCATTGACCTCCATCGTGGCGAGCGAGTGCAACGCCGTGAGCGCATCGGAGCGATAGAGTAACGCCTTGACCTTGATGTCCTCCTCGACCTGCGCAAGCCGCTCTTTGGTGTAGACCGGATCGTGGACGATGGGGATCGTCGCCAAGTACTTCTGCAACTGCCGCGACGTCCGAACCTGGGCATCGAGTGCTCCGACGGAAACCTTCAGTCGCGCGGACGCCCCGGTGACGCTGCCGTCGGTACTGTGCAGCGCGTGCGTCAGTTCTTTGAACGTCGGGATTTTCGACCCTTTGGCGGCTTCCCAGTTGCCAGCGCCGTTCCGGTCTTTGCTTGCGCGATTCTTGCGGCCTTTCCCTTTGACGCGCCACGCCTCTTGATCGCTTCGTACATCCGGTGGACTTTCGTTCCCTTCGGCATTGATCATCTCCTTCCCGAAATTGAGCGCGGCGTCGAGACGTCCCATGATCACACCATCTTGAAGTTAGTTGCGAAGCCGAGTTTCTGCACCTGCGGCAATCCTCGAGCGACACGCCCCACGCCGATGTCCGGACGGTAGAACGGATCGTTCGGCATCTTCACCTTCTTCACCGCGGCATACGCGCTGCGCCTGGCCCCGGCGATCGTATCCCCGGTGCCGGTGACCACGGCAACATAGTCGCCCGCGGAAACGTAGTGCGGCATCCGCACCACCTTGTCGCCCACCATCACCGGGACGTCGTCCTGCAGCATCACTTCCGAGAGGTGCATGTGCTCGAGATCCCAGTCACCGTAGATCGGGATCGAGCGCACCTCCTTGTTGGTCAGGTGCGAGTAAGGGAAGTCCGGGATCGCGATCACGACGGACACGCAATGCGCGTTCTCGTCCACCTCGAGCGTGTCCTCGCCCATGATGAGGTCGCACATCCATTGCGCCGGGTCGCCCTTGTGCGTCGCGATCTGGTTGTGGAACGTGGGCCACCCAGGCCGCATGGTGAATTCGAACGGCCAGAACTCGCCCTTGGCGTCGATCATGCCGCTGATGTCGCAGAACCCGACGTAGTCCATCTTCTTGAACGTATTGGTCATCGGCTTCAAGCCAATGTCCGCCAGCTTCGACTTGCGAACGTACATCGACAGCGTCCCCATCTCGCCCGTGTTCGGGCCGAGATCATTCGCCATCAATTTCTTGTACTCGAAGTTCTCGTACCACCAGCGCGACCACCCGTGCGGACCGAACCAGCCGCCGACCGCCATCTCGACGCCTTCCTTCTTCTCCTGCAGGATAAACCCGTGTTGCTTGGCGTCGCTGCGGTACTTGTCGTTCTTCTTCCACCGGTCCTGCATCATGTGAACCAGCGATGCGGCGTCGTCAGCGACATAGGACAATGCCTTGTCCGCGTCGCCCGACGGCTTCGATACCAGGTAGGTCGGATGCTTCTCCACGAATGCCGCGGCGCGATCGTAGTCATCGAACGTGACCCCGGGGATCGTGTTCAACCCCGCCTTCTTCATCGCGTCCTGACCCAGCTTGCGATTCAATTCGAGATCCGCCGCGTCCGGCGAGGGACCGAACACCGGGTAGCCCATCTTGCGGTACGGCTCCACCAGGTCGGTATAGTGGGCGTTGTCGGCAAAGAAGATGAGATCCGCCCAGCCGAGCCACTTCTTGCGGAGCGCGTCGTAGTCATGCAGTTTCGGGACGATGCCGGTGCCGGCGAGACGGACGGATCCGTCCTTGCGCTTCTGGTCGAACCACATCACCTCATGGCCCGCCAACTGGCAGCGCATGAGCCAATCGAGCGCGTTGCTCGAGACGTCGAGACAGAGAATCTTCACTGCTGTTCGGCAGTCACCCCGACGCCGGTCGCGCCCAGCGGCGTACGGAGATCCATCGCGCGGTAGGGCGGACGTTGGTTCTGGAGCATGCCCCGCTCCGCCGCGGCGGGAATGCCCAAGCGTCCCGCGAGCTCGCCCGCAGCTGCGCCCATTGCCCCGATGTGGCCCGAGCCGATCGCGCCCGCGGTAAAGAGTCCGTCGAACACCGTGAGCCGCGGCGCCGCCTCGCCCGTCGGTTTCTGCGCCGCCTTGGTGAACGTCTTGGCGAAGTCCGCCGCGGTCTTGAACTCCCCGGTGAGGATGCCCTTGTACTTCGGGCGATCCGACAGCGAGGCAAGCTTCCGCAGGTTCACCTCGCCGGTCGCGTCGTTGACGATGTCCTCGAGCATGTAGATCTTGGCGAAGCGGGTGCGCGCGGCGCGGAAGTCACCGAGCGCCGTGGTGTTGCCTTTCGCTGCCAGCGCATCTTCGAACATGCCCTCGAGCGCGTTGGCGACCGCCATCCGGGCATCGCCCTCGTCGCCGCGACCGAGGCGGTAATCGTCCTTCGCCTGCTTGCGCAACTTCTGGATGTCCTTGAGCGTGCCCTGGGTCGACAGTCGCGCGGAGGGCAAGCGGGTCGGCATCGACGGCGGTGGGGCGAGCGAACCGTAGTGGTGGGGCAGGTCGGCTGACGCCTGTTCGATCGTGCGCGCGATCGACGGACCGGGTTGCTCCCCGATCGCCTTGTCGAGGGTGCGCTCGATCGGCATGCGCTCCTTCACCGGGGGCGTCGCCTGCGGTTCGGCCTTGCGCGCCCACTCGCGCAGGATGCGCTGCGCCGGGACCATCCCCTTGTTCGTCTCGGGGTTGCGCTCGATCATCGCGGTGACGTCATTCAGCGTCGACTTGATCGCATTGGTGAACTTCGGGGTGACCTGGATCTCGGGGCCGACCGCCTTGGTCATCGCGTCGTAGGACTTGCCCGCGTCCTCCTTGAGCGATTCGAAGGTCGCCTCATCGAGCGCGCGGCCTTCGGGAACACCGACCTCCTGCCCCAGCTTGCGCGTCGCGTTCTCGGCGTTCTTCCCCGAGAGGATTTTCTCGACCTTGGCTTTCCCGGCGAGGCCTGCCGCCGCGGCCTTCACCCCACTCTCGGGGGGTGTGATGTAGCCCGACCGCTGGGCGCGTTGGCGCACGTCGTCCTTCATCGCCTGCTCGCCCTTGGTGATATCGAGCGCGCCCTGCTTCCGCGCGACCACCTCTGGCGCGCCCTTCATCACCTTGGCGCCGAGTACCCCGGGCGCTTCTTCCAGTCCGGAGCGCACCAGTTGACCGGCGGCGGTGCGCAGCGGACCCGCCTTGGTCGGATCGCCCGTGACGACGTCGCCCGCCATTTCCGCGCCCTTGCCCCACAGTTTCGACAACCAGGCGAGCGGGTTATTCTCGGTCAGCATCTTGCCGCCAGCGCTGCGCGGTTCGTAGGTGAGGCCTTTGATGACGTCCTCGCGGAACTGCTCCGGGCCGATGGGGCGCGTGCTCCCCTTGATCGGGGCGCGTTCTCCTTGCCCAGTCAGCGCATCCCAGCCGGTGGCCGCAAGACCGGCGATGTCCCCGATCGGCTTCGCCACCATGCCGCTGCCCATCGATGCCGCCGTCTCGAGGATGGGGATCCCGAGTCCCTGCCCGAGGGGGTCTTCCGGCGGCGTTGCTTCAGGGGTCGCCCGCGGTTTCGGTTCCGCCTTGGGCGGCTTCGCTGCCGCCTTCGGCGCGCTGATCGTCTCCCATCCGGAATCGTCGGCCTTCGGCTTGCCGATCGTTTCCCATTCGCTCATTTCGGCTTCCTCTGCACCGTGCCGTCATCCAGAACTTGGTAGTCATACTTGTCGGGTTCGTACTTCTTTCCCGTCGCCTCGACCTTGGCCCGGACGCTGTCGTCCGACTTCCTGCCGCCGGCGCCAACCTTCAGTTTCTTCTTGAGATCCGCCTGCTGCGTTTCCATCGCCTTGATGCGCCGATCGCCGTCGTTGATCAGACGCGCGAGCACCCGCTTGGTCGCGTTGATCGGCATCTCGCCGTTGACGATCTCGGAAATCTCCTTGCGCGATTCGTCGGTCAACTGCCCCACCAGCCGCGGATTGTTGATCACGCGCGCGGCTTCGGTCTGGACGAAACGCATCTGCGCCAGGAACTCGGCCACATCAGGATTGTCCCCGGCGTTCTGCTTCAGCCAGTTGATCGACTTGTTGGCGTAGGCGACATTGGTCTTCGGCACCTTGTCCGCGAGCTCGCCCAGGATGCCGACGTTCTGGTGCAACATGTCCGAGTACGGCTTGAAGGTCGAGATGTCCTTGGTGATCTGGGTGTAGGCCGCGGTGTTCGCCTTGTAGTCGGCCAGGCCACCCGCGACCTCGCCCGATCCGGCGCCGCCTTCCTCATCGAGCGCCATCTGGTTGAGCATCGCGTTGCCGCGGGACATCCCGGCCTTGCTCCACCCACCAGGCAGCGGGCGACCGGCGCGGATCAGTTCCTCCGCCACCTTCATGCCGCCCGGGGTCAATTTCTCTCCCTCGCCACCGCCGCCAGCTGCAGCGGGTTGCTTCGACTTCGGCAGCGTCTCGAGCACCTTGAGCCGCTCGAGCACATGCTTGCGCGCTTCCGGCGAGAGATCCTTGTTGTCGAGCATGGCGATGAGCCGCTCTTCCTCGCCGCCACCCTTGCCGCGCTCCGCGATGATGCGCTGCCGCTCCGCGACCTCCGCCCTCGCCTTGGCCGTGTAGACCGCAGCCTCTTCCTTCAGGTGGTTCAAGGCTTCCTG